GAATATACATCACCACATCCGTGTCGTCATAGTTTGTGCCGCCGGTGAAATCATCGAACAGACCCGGCTGCGCATCGAACAGACCGGGAAGCGAATCAAACAGACCCAACGTCGGGTCATAGCGCAGCAAGGTCACATCGGTTCTGGCCCGGATGCGCCGCGTATTGCCGATGTCGATATAGTTCGAGAACTGATATGTGCCACTCAAGCCGGAGGTGATGCGCAGTTGGCTGCTGACCACGGAACAGTTCGTCTTCGAGCCGGTGAAGCCCGGACTATCCGTCAGAGACAGGGTGTGAGTGAAGTCTTCAAAAGCCGCTTCGGAGACGACCACAGAAGTGTAATTCGGCGAGGCAACGCCCGTCTTGTCCACGGCGCGGATCATATACGTCCCGGGCCGAGCCGGGACAATGACGCTGGACCCGGGACGCGACACCTTTTCAACGGCAGTCGTGGCGTTCGCGAACGTCGCACCCGTTTCTTCAATGGCGTAACGAACAGTGTAATGCGACAGGTCCAGATCACCCACCGGCGTCCATTCCAGCACAACGGTGCCGCCCGAGACATAGCCGTGCAGACCCGTCACATCCTGTGGCGGCGTGGTCAGACCCGAGACTTGAAAGCTGAGTTGATACTCCCATTCGCCGCGCACGCCGAACTGGTTATAGGCCCGCGCCCGAACGTCATACAACCCGTCGCCCACATCAACGATTTCGAACCTGCCCGGTGAACCCACACCAACGGCCTTCCAGTTGGCTTCACCACTCGGCTTGAACTGCACCTCAACCCGCTCAACGTAAACGCCCGATGCGGTCGTCACGTTTACTGTGATCACGTTGGTCAGCTTCTCATAGATCAAGCGCGGAACGGTTGAGAGCGCAAGGCCGATGCCCGGCACAGACCACGGATCAGGCAGATTCGAGTTGTTGGCGACCAGTTCCGATTCATCGGCATCCCAGTCAAAAGCCGCTTCGCTTGTCTCGCGCAGAGACATGTTGACCATCATCTCGCCGCCCTCGGTCGAGTTGAAAAACTTCCAGCCGACGACCTCAAATTCCTTTGCGGTCCAGCCGTAACGGTCAATGGTCAACGCAATGATGTCACCCACCTGCGCTTCGAGCGCAGACAGGCTAAAGTCGGCGGATAGGGTCATCTGTTCGCGTCCACGGAACAGCGCCAGCTTTGAGATACGCTGCGCAGTCGCCGAGGATGTGGTCATCGGCAGTTCAACGTCGATCACCGACTCAACGCCATTGTCTTCGGCGACAAACGTCGAACCGACCAGCTTCGGATAGTCAACCGTGACCCAATCCTGCGCCGCGTCGTTGAACGTGCCTTGCACTGCGTTGAAGACTTCCGACATGCTGCCACGGGTTTGCAGTGTGATCGGGCTGCGCAGATCGTTCAGCGTAAAGGTCTTTACCGGCGGTGTGTAGTATGCCGGTTTCAGTTTCCACTCGCCCTGACCCCAGAACAGCGTCCCGGCACAGGCCGTCATCATCTGCTGCAATGCCGCCCCGATCTGCACGTCCGAAACAACGACTCCGTTGAGGGCATAGCGTTTCTCTGTGCCGCCAGTGGCTTTTGGCACGTTCTCATCGCAGACGTTCGCTGCAACTGCCAGCATCGTGTCGTCAATGCCGGGGTCGGCCAAACCACGAGCGTCAACCACATAGTCCCGAACACACAGCGCGGCATTGGATGACCACACAGTCGTGCCCGTGCGAGGGTCGAAGACCTTCTTGCCCTTGACCACGGCAGTGATGATCGGAATGCCGTTGGTGAACACGTCCTGATCGTATTCGAGCCGCACATAAAGGTGCGCAATGCCCCGGCCGCGAAACGACGCATCCGCGCTTGTCTCAAGATCAAAATCTGGATCAACAGTTTGCGCGTCAGAACCGAGCCGTTTCTTGATTCGAATCTTGGAGTTCCACGGCGCGGACGTGACAAAGCCGCTGCCGTTCACCGTCACCACTTTATCGTTGATGTAGATGTCGCCGATTTCCTGCACCTCGTGCCCGGCAAGGCAGATGTTCATGTGCAGGAACGTGTTGTCCGTGCCCGTCGCTTCATAGAAAGTGACGGTGCCACCCTTGCGCACCTGACCATAGACGTAGTGCTGCGGTGCGGTGCCGTCGAGACCGTTCGTGAGCAAGCCGCGCATACCGGATACATTTGGTTTTGGGGTCAACGCCCGCAGCGCAAGTGATGTCACGGCACTGACCGCGAGGTATCCGACAACGGCCTGCGCGGTAATGCCGAAGATGATGGCGGACGTACCGACATTTGCGCCAAGAATAGCTGCACCAATCGTCACCGGATCGCGCACCATGGGCGACGTGCTGCCGAGCAAGTGTCGTTTCAGTGGCGTCATGGTTCAACCCAAGCATTTATTATGTCGGTTATGGGCTGGTATATCACACCCGGCCCGGAAAGGAACGCCGCATTTGACCCGAGCGCAATGCCGAACGCCTTGCCCGTCAACCACCCGCCATTGCCGATGCCAGTCACGAGTGCGCCCCGAGGCGGGATGGCCACACAGGGCTTGAGCCGATTGCTCACAGCCGCTTCGAGCGTGTCAAATCCGAACTCTGCGCGCAGGTCTTTGTCGGTCCTAGCTTTGGTGTAACGACCGAGCCAATCGTCGGCCCACCCATGACCATACATGCGCCGCCACGCTTCGTTGGTGAAGGTCAGGCAGTCGTGACGGTATAGGCGGAATGGGACGTGCGCCACTTCCCGCAGATAAGCGTTTAGGCTTGCTTGCGGCCCCATGGAATCTGCCTGTCTTGGAGGTCAGCGACATAGGAAAAGAAGTTGTCGCCCGGATAGCGCGCGATGTGGCTTTCGTGATTATACCGACGCGGTTTGGACCGGCCAAGTTCCACCAACCTGGACTCAATCGTCAACTGAATGATCGCCGAGTCGGGCGCGTCTTCAATGGTCATCGTGTTCATCTTGCCGGAGAACATCTCAATCGCTGCCGAGGAACTGACCTCGCCGAGCAAGATCCGGCACGACCGTCGTTGATACGGTTCGACAAGGGCCAGAGAAACCAGTTCGGACGGAATGCCGCTGAACGTGACGGTGGCGGACTTGGCCGACAGATCGCCGACCTCCTCAAGTTCACTGATCCGCATCAGCGACCCGGCCCCGAGATAGGTGTTACTCTCAATGGTTCGATCACCGAGGCCGGACCAAAAGCGCAACGGTGCCGTGTCGAACAGCATTTCCACGGCGTAGTAGGGCTGAATGGAAGCCTGTGTCAGAGCCGTGAGGAGACCAGCCGGGATACTGCGCGCCATTAGAACGCCTCCATGGCCGTGAAGCCAATGCCGTAGATCGACGCGCTGTTGACGTTCCACGCAGGGTCATCGGCCATCAGGCGGAACCGACCGACAGGATTGACCAAAACAGCCGCGACCGAAGACGCAGCGGTGCGCAAGGCGGGCCAGATTTCCAGCGTCCCGCTGCCCGAACGGTTGACCAAGACACGGTGCAGGCCGGTGCCGATCTGGATGTAATCCCCGGCCAAGAGCGTGCCGGTCATCGTGACGCTGACAGACTCATCGCCCGCTGCGCCCGTCACGGTCGCAGACGTTGCCGTGCCAGCCGGAGATGTGGCCATCGGGTCGCCAAGGGTGAAGGTGCCGAAGCGACCGCGCAGCGAGGCGAGGAAGGCAATCCACTGCACCGCGTCAGCGTGCTTGAGCGGCGGAAGCGTCACGTCCACTTCCCACCGCTGGCGCGAATAGCCCTGCACCTGCTGCACGCCGGTGAAAGGTGATTCGGAAACCGCAGTGGTGTTGACCATGCGGAATCCAATCGACGCGATGCCGGTATGCGCGGGAAGGGTCACAGGGTAAGCGATGCTCATCCGAAGGCACTCCCATACGCCCCGCCACGCTTGCGTGCATCAAGGACGGCAGATTTCGTTGCTTCCACGATCTTCGGGATCATGCTTTGCACCTCGGCCCGGGTCACACCGCTGCCGAAGCTGATGGTCTGGTTGACAGTCACACCAGCGCCGTCACCCATGCTGTGATCCACGACCGTCTCATTGGGGTGCAGGATGGCCGGGAAACCACCCTTGCCGTCCACACCGCCCGCCCGCGCACCATAGCCGGTATAACCGCCGCCTGCGAAGGACGACAGTGCTTTGCCGAAGAACCCGACAATCCCTGTCCCCGTCCCGCTGGCACTGTTAAACGATCCGACAATTCGCTGCACGACCAGCACGCGGAACAATTCGCTGATGATCGACGCGGCCATGGACTTGAACGCATCCTTGGCCTTCACCGTGCCGTTGACGATGCCCATGAACGCATCTTCCATGCTGGACTTCATCACATCAGCAATCGACTGCTGTTCGGCCATCTTCTGATTGAACGCCTCAATCGCAGCAATCTGCGCGGTCAGGCCGTTGATGGCCACATCCCCATAGGCTTGCCAGTCCGGCCCAAGGGCGCGGATGATGCGCTGCTGTGCTTCGGTCTTGCCGAGGATGGCGGTCTCCAACTCAAGCTGCTTCTGCAACTCGGCGAGAGCGTCCTGCCTGTCACCGCCGCCGCCGGTCTTCTTGTCCTTGTCGATCAAGTTACCGAACATGTCGTATTTCTTGCCGAGCGCACCTTGCGCTGCGTTGCCACCACGACCACCAAACGCAGTGAGTGCTTGACCGCCCGGTGAAAACTCAAGTTTCATCTGAGCGAGTTGCTTCTGCGCATTGACTGGCACCATGGCAGCGTCCCACATTGCCAAGCCCAGTCTCTTGACTGCGCCAATGGCACCATCGGCGCTGGTGCCGATCAGCCGCACGTTATCAACGACGTTGCCCGCAGCAATGGCCATCTCGTCAAAGCCGATCTTGATTGTCTGCGCTGCCGTAGCGGCACTTGCCCCGCGACGAACAATCTCGTCCAGCGCCGCCGCAGTTTCGCGCAGCGGTCCCGGCAAATCCACACCGGTTGCGGAAATCTCCTGCATGACGACAAGGGCGTCAGCGGCGTATGTGGCCATTTCGCCCATGCTGTTGGCGGCACCGATCTGCGTCAATGCTGCTTCCAACTGAACTGCTTGATCCGCGCTGAGACCGAGGAGTCGCGCAGAATAAACAAGATTGCCGGTCAAGTCGCCAATCTGGTTCGACATGAGTTCGACATAGGCTTCGTTCGAGCCGGCCCCTGTTTTTAAAGCAAGGTCGTATGTCTTTTGCGCTGCCGTCAGTTCGTCAAACGCCGTTTTCACACCGTTGAGTTGGCCTTTCAACGGGCTGATGGCCAATTTGAGGTCTTCCATCGTGACGCTGAGTTTTACGCCAGCCATGAACGCGGAGAAGCCTTTAACCTCAGAGGCAAAGTTGCCAAATTCTTTTCGCAGTTCTGCGGTGGTTTGCGCAGACCGCTTCACATACGTTTCGTAATCCGTGAAGTCCTTATTCAAGGGCTTCATGGCATCAGCCAGTTTTTTGGTGTCGCTTGTGAAAGCGCCAGTCGCAATTGCCCACGCAGCAAATACGGCCAATGCCGCACCAGCGACCGCACCAGCCGCACCAAAGAATTGCAGGATTTGACCGCCCTGTTGTGCGAACGCAAGCATTGCGTTCTGACCACCAGCAAGCTGGACCGAGAAGTCTGCGACCTGAAAACCGACCTGTTGCACCGCGCGACGGTTGTCATTCATGCCACGCATAAATGACTGGTTCGCCGTGTTCACGTTGTTCATCTGGTTTTTGACACCACGCAGTCCGTTTTCAAACGAACGCATGGCCGGTGCGGCCTTGTTGGTCGCTGTGAACTGGAAGTTGACACCCTTCATCATTTCGAAAGCCTCATCTCATCCAGTAAAGCGACATATGCGAGTTGGTCGCGGATCTTCTCTATCGGCCACGCCTCCACCTCACATGGATCAAGGTGGAGACGATGGGCCAATCCGAAACAGACCATTCTGTCCGGGTCGTCCCTTAGTTTTTTTTACGGTCCTCAAACCCCTGTTCGTCTTCGGCTTCGAATTGCCCACCGAAAAGACCGCCGAAAATCTCGCCAACCTTGCTTGCTGAAATCCGCATCATAAACGGCTTGTCGGTCAGATCAAACGCAGCTTCGCCAGATTCATCTCGCGCTTTAAGGATGATCAGATCAAGCATCCCCGGGAGAGACGGGTTGGTCTGAAAATCAGGATGCGTGCGACGAATGATGGACATGTCCTTTGGCGTGATGGGCGTGGCTGTGAGGGTGATCTGTTGACCACCCAACTCGCCGCTCCACGACGAACCAGCATACGACGAAATCTCAGCTTTCAGTGCGTCAGAAAAACGACCCATGTTACACCGCCGTTAGAGTTGAAAGAGTGCCGTTCCCGGTAAAGGCAACCGTCTGGTTGACCATACCGTCGAACGACTGTGAACGCGAAACGCTGGTCACAAGTGCCTGCCCGCTGTCGTATTTCAGGGCTGCTGTGGTGCCCTCGTAATACAGGTTCAGCGTGATCAAAGAGCCAACTGTTACGAGCAACTGCCCGGCGTCAGAAGGATCGTAGAACATCTCCATGGTGCCGGACCACGAGTTCTGCGTCGATGCGGTCTTGGTCCAAGCGGAGCCGAGCGTGGAAGTGTCCACTTCGTTTGCGGTGACTTCGAGTTCGAAGGATTTGACTTCGCCGACGGCAGTCGTGCCAATCCTGACGACGCCTTCTTTACCCTTGCGCGTTGCCATGTCAGGCTCCTTATACGGTCTGAGTGGTCAGAGTGCCGTTTCCGGTGAAGGCAACCGTCTGGTTGACCATGCCATCAAACGACTGTGATCTGGAAATGCTGGTAATGAGCGCGGAACCCGTGTCGTATTTCAGACCGGTTGTGTTGCCCTCATAGTAAAGCGCCAAGGTGACAAGAGTTCCGACCGCAATCTGCGCTGGTTGACCCAGATCAGTGGGATCGTAGAACATCTCCATGGTGCCGGACCACGAGTTCTGCGTGGAATTAGTCTTGGTCCATCCCGAACCGAGCGTCGAAACGTCAACTTCGTTGGCGGTAACTTCCAGTTCGAAGGATTTGACTTCGCCGACGTTGTTTGCGCCGATCTTGACGACGCCTTCCTTACCCTTACGAGTTGCCATCTCAAGACCTCATGGTTTCAGGATCATTCTTGGCGATACGATACTCTATGTCGTAGCGCAACACAATCATGCCGATGGGCACTTCACCCTCGGCGTCGTCGGCCCAAGATACCTCTTTTAGTTCAGGTTCTTCCTCCAACAAAGACGACCAGTTGACGGCTTCAATCGCTGCCGTCACGTTGACCTCATCTTGGTCCAACAAGTCATCCATGTCGTCACCTGTGGCCATCCGCTGCACGCGAATGAACAGCCTGCCACTGTGCGTCCGCAAATCTCCCATTGTCTGAGCGTTGATGTCCACAGAATTAAAGCGCATGTCAATCATTGGTCGCTCAACCATGTTCAGCTTGTATTTGCGCGATGCGAACACGTCGTAGTCATCGTCAAGGGCGTCGATGAGTGCATCCTTAAACGCCTGTCGAATCTGGGTGCGGACGTGCGCCATCAGACTTTCTCCATGTGAACGTCGATCATACCCGTGCCATCATCCATCCAATAGCGGACGGTATATGTCACTTTGTCGATGACAATCTCTTGGCCCTCGGCGATGTCGGTCATGTCTTCGGAGCGGCCTGTGAAGACGCACTGTGGGACGATGCGGATGGTGCCGTCGGCCATTTGAGCCTCGGTGTCCTCAACGTCGAAGACACCGAGAATGAGCGACCCGTTATAGATCGCCATGGAGGCCAGTTCCTCAGTCTTGAGGATCTTCGCCAAGTCGTTCGTCAGAAAGTTTCCCGGCATTCCCGTTGTCCTGTTCCTCAAGATGACCAGATTCGACAAGACCCTGCCAGACATATTCCTCATGGAAATCGGTCTTGGACAGAACCTCACCAGCTTTGATCGGTGCGTCACGATAGATGAACGCCTTGACAGCGCGCACAAAAGGTTTGCCGGAAACTTTCATGATCATTCCTTCGGAATTGGCATGGCCGCCTTGGCTTTGCCGGGAACGCCAACGGGTTCATCGGTTTCTTCAAGACGCGGGGGATTCATCTCGCACAGGTCATACCAATCACCGCGCGATTCGAAGTCGGTCTTGGAAATAACCGTGCCAACCTCAACGTGCTTGCCTTCCATGCGGATTGCGCGAAGCACTTTGAGATTTTTCATTTCGTTTGCCATTATTCACCTGTCAGGTTTGAGGGGAGGGGTGGAGCGGGACCGAAGCCCCGCTCCGAGGAAGATTACACGCCGTCGTTGCCGACAACGAAGGAGCCGACGCGGCGGATGCCGAAGTCAACCGACTGGATGGCACGCAGACGCAGGCCGCCCGACAGGAACTTGGCTTCGGTCGAACGGTCGAGTTCGAGGGTGCCCCAAGTTGCCATGATCATGTCGGAGAACACACCGGCGAACAGGTCGCCAGAGGTGATCTGGTTGGTTTCTTCGAAGCGGTTGCCGGTGGTCAGACGACCTTCGGTTTCCATCAGGAAGCGGCCCGAGCCAGCATCAACCAGCGCCTTCATCAGACCACCGGCCATTTCGCTGTTGCCCACGAAGACGGGCGCGGCGGTCTGGTTGGTGGCGGAGATTGCGGTGCGCATGTCGATGATTTCGCTGCGGGTCGGGATTGCAGCGGCGAAGGTCTTGGACCCGATGCCCGAGGTGTTCTTGATACCACGGGGCTGCCCCGAAGTGCCCGAACCGTAGAAACCGGCGGTGTCGATGGCCTGAGCCATGCCGTCGAGGATCTGACCACGGACATACATTTCGATGTCGATGGTGGACTGCAACAGCATCCGACGGGTCATGTCGGTGTAGACTGCCAAGTCCTTGATCGCCAGCGAAATTTTGCGGAACGACGGGTTCGATTCCGCAGCATCCGCATCTTCCGAGCCGAGCCATGCGGCGGTCACGTTGGCGTTGCCGCCGGGGATGTCCACATTGCCGTCAAGACCGGTCAGCATGGTTGCGCCCAGTTGGCCCAGCACAAGGCGATTGCGCAGGTTGTAGATGAACTGGTTGGCCAGATGTGCGGTGTCCTGCACGTTGGCGTTACCAGCGGTGCCCAGAGCGGCACGAACGCGCGGATCGGTCGAACGCACGCCTTCAACTTCGAAGTCGCCCCACGAACGCATCAGTTCGGCGGGCAGCTTGAAGGTGCCGACGCGGGCTGCACCAGCGGCGTCCACGGCCTTCATTTCGAACTCGGCTTCACGCACTTGCTGTGCGGTCGCATCATTCGAGGTGGCCAAGAGGAACTTGCGCAGCGAGAAACGCTGGGTTTCCTTGGCGGTCAGGCCAACGTCTTCGTTCACGAGCGGCGTGCCTTCCGGCAGCTTGGCGCGGACGATGCCCTTGAACAGAGCAAGCGACGGCTCCTCACCACGGCTCACAGCGCCACGGATGAAGTCGCGGGCGACATCACCGAGGTTGTGGGTCGTTGCGAGTGCAGTGATTTCGTTAATCGCGGTTTCCATAGCGGCACCACGTTCTTCGTCGGTGCGAACACCCGGCATCGCCCCGTTGGAGGGCGTCCCTTGTTTGATCGGGTCCATCTGGCCCTCCTTTGCTGTTGCAGAACGACCCATACCGACGGTTTCGTCGGCTGGAATCGAGACGAACGACGCTTCCTTCGGCGTCCACTTGATGACACGGTAAGATTCCGTATCAACATCACGCTCAACCTTGTGGACATCATAGCCCACAGAGACGTTGCGGATAATTCCCTCATCAACGTCGCGTTTAATTTCCTGCGCGCTTTCGCGGTTTGAAAACTTGACGCTGACGTAGAGGCGACGTTCTTCCAGCCAAGCGTCAGTGATGACACCCAGTTGTTTCTCAAGACCGTCGTATCGGTTGTGGCTGTCCAGAAGCGGTGCATTGCCGCTCTTGAGGAAAGCCAAGTCCACAGCCGCAGGCGTGTGAACAAGAATTTCATCCCCGTCATACCGACGATACGGAGTTTCGGACGAAAGCGGGAACGTGTAAGTCCCGTCTTCGTTCGCCCGAACGCGGTCGGTCAGCGAGTTACTCCGGTTGGTCAGCATTTTCATCAGCCCCTTGTGCCGTCATCTCGCTTTTACCATCACTGTAGTCAAGCGTCAAACCCCGCAGTTGGGCCGCCTGCTGATCTTCGTAAATCTCATCAAGCAATTCGTCGCGGTCCATACCGCGCGCCGCTGCAATTCGAGACAAGGAAGTCTGGTTGGTTCGCAGTGCTTCGGTGTTGGCTTTCACGTCCTTGGACGGGTCGAGCCATTCCCATCCACGCGGACGGAACACATAGCTGGTGAGCAAGATGTCGATACGAGTGGGCGGCACAGTGCTGTAATCTTGCAGGGAGTGCCGTGGAAGCCACAGATCGAAGATTCTGACCATGCCGTGTTCGATGAAGAACTTCTGCATGGTCCGGTAATAATCGCGGTCTTCGACCAGAACCGAACGGCCCGTCGAATAGCTGACGCCCTGCGTTTCCATCCCGTGCGAGAACGCCGAGATACCGAACGACATGGCAAGGTCTTTCTTGATCTGACCTTCGAACTGCGCGTAATCGGTTGTCGCGCCAGAGGGCGAGAACTCCTCAAACTTCATGCCGTCCGGCAGTTGCTTGAGGCGACCCGGCTCCATGTCCATTTCGAACACTTCGTCCGTCTCGTCTTTGCGGTCGGCCAGTTCGCTCAGACCTTCGATTTTGGGCAGTTCGCGCGTGAAGAAACCCATCAGAGCGGCGCGCAGGCGGCGACCCATGGTTTCGGCTTCACGATACCCGTCCAGCATCTTGACAGGGTGAATTGCAGCCGAGGACGGCGGCTCACCACGGGTCTGACCGGGCCGATCTTTCTCATAGATGTGGATGATCTGTTTGGCAGGCACGCGACGATAACGACGGCGGCTGTCGTCAGCATACCAGACCAGATCGCCCGGGTGCGATGTGAGCAAGTGATACGCCACTGGGCGACCGAACTTGTCCATCTCCACACCCATGCGAATGCTATTGCCGGTGGTCGGGTGGAGGCGGTTCAGCGTTTCGTCAAGCTGGTCGCACTCAATCGGGTTGATCGCCATGCCGTCGCGGTATTCGGACGAATAGACGATTTCCCAGATGATTTCCCCGTCGCGGCACCACGTCGCCACGGCCTGTTTCAACAGGTCCACCATGGTCATCTGGCCGCACACCGTCGGAGACTTGCACCACATGGACCAAGCCGCTTCGACGCGCTTGTTCAGCGACACGTCCAGTTTGCCGTCCAGCATCTTCACGCGCGACTGCAACCGGAAGCCCTCGGCCCCGACGACGTTGACTTTCATCAACTGCATGTAACGCTTCATTGACCCGCTGTTGCGCGCAAGGAAACGTGCCTTGGCCCGGACTTCGGGCAGGTTGTTCGCCAGTTCATAGTCGGCGCTGCCACGGCTGCTGATCATATCACCGTAACGGGCAATGTTCTGAGCGGCCATGTAGCT